CTTCGACGAGGTGGCCGCCAAGACGGCGATTGCCTTCTTCCGATTGCTGAAGCATTCGAAGGGTGAGTGGGCGGGCAGGCCACTGGCGCTGGAGCCGTGGGAGCAATTCACGGTGTGGTCGCTGTTTGGGTGGAAGCGGGAGGACGGGACCAGGCGCTTCCGCACGAGTTACCTCGAGGTGGCCAGGAAAAATGGCAAGACGACGTTGGCGGCGGGCATCGGGCTCTATTTGATGCTGGCCGACGGCGAGCCAGGGGCCGAGGTGTACAGCGTGGCGACGAAACGCGACCAGGCGCGGATCAGCCACAGCGAGGCGACGCGGATGGCCAAGTCGTCGCCGCAGTTGCGCCGGATGGTGACGATTTTCAAGGACAACATCCACATCGTGGACACGGCGTCGAAATTTGAGCCGCTGGGGGCGGACAGTGACACGATGGATGGGCTGAACGTGCACGGCGCGGTGGTGGACGAGGTGCACGCGCACAAGACTCGCGACACGTGGGACGTGATCGAGACGGCGACCGGATCAAGACGGCAGCCACTCATGTTTGCGATCACGACGTCAGGGTACGACCGGCAGTCGTTGTGCTTTCAGCAGCACGAGTACACTGAGAAGGTGCTCGACGGCGTCATCCAGGATGACTCGTGGTTCGGGATCATTTACACGCTGGACAAGGTCAAGGATGCCGGCGGGAACCTGGTGGACGAGGACTGGAACGATGAGCGCGTGTGGGCCAAGGCGAACCCGAACCTGGGCGTGTCGAAAAAGCTGGACGACATGCAGCGCAAGGCCGCGCGCGCGCGGGAGATGCCGGCAGCGCTCAACGCCTTTTTGCGGCTCGAGCTGGATCTATGGACTCAGGCCGAAACGAAGTGGATCAACCTGGAGCACTGGCGCCAGTGCGGCAAGGCCGTGGACGCCGATGGATTGCGTGGGCGAACCTGTTACGGTGGGCTGGACCTATCGAGCAATGTGGACATTTCTGCGTGGGTACTGGTGTTCCCTCCGCAGGACGACGACGACGACTATCAAGTCCTGTGCCGATTCTGGATCCCAGAGGAGGCGATGGTCGCGCGGGCGCGAAAGGATCGGGTGCCCTACGACGTGTGGGTGAGACAGGGGTTCATCACGGCGACGGCGGGCAGCGTGATTGATTATGATTTCATCCAAGCGCAGATAGACGCCGACGCGCAAGCCTATGACATCCAGGAAGTGGCATTCGACCGGTGGGGGGCGACCAAGATTCAAACCGACCTGATGGAGCTGGGCGGCGAGGACTGGCTGGTGCAGTTCGGGCAGGGGTACGTGAGCATGTCGCCGCCGATGAAGGAATTGGAGCGCCTGATCCTGGAGCACAAGTTGGCGCACGGGAACAACCCGGTCTTGACGTGGATGGCGAACAACCTGGTGGTGCGGCAGGACCCGGCGGGGAACCTGAAGCCAGACAAGGAAAAAAGCACGGAAAAGATTGACGGCATGGTGGCGCTGGTGATGGGGCTGGATCGGGCGCTGCGACACGAGGAGCCGAAGAAGAGTGTGTATGAGGACAGGGGATTGGAGACGGCGTGAATGAATACTCTAATAAAGTGTCTGAGAAAGACGATCTACACAACAAGAAATCATGCCCAAGCGGATAAATCGCCATTCCAATTCAGCAAACGAGATGATGGAGTCTACGAAACATCTCTGCTTGGAGTCATCAATGGATTTTTGCCGTGGCTAACGGGCTATGTTTTAGTTGCGTCAATTGATCCTGAAACACACAAGGGACTAGCGTTGTTTCTAAAAAAGAAGTGGTGGTAACAATCGTGCGATAGTACGGTTGCACACCGCGAGGATGTCCGTGGACATGAAAGGGCATGATGGACGAAATACAGAGGGCCAAGCGGATCGAGGAGCTGACGAAGCGTGTGGCGTACAAGACGGCCCAGGCAAAGCGTGAGCGCAATCCTGTACGAGCTGCCAGGATCGCGGTTGACGTGGCCAAGCTGGAAACCGAGATCGCTAAATTGAAAGCTGGCAAGTGAATTTCTTTGACCGCTATCCGACGCTGAGGCGGGTGATCGTGAACACGAAGACGGATCGCGCGTTCCGGGGGGTGCTGTGGCGCAAGGCGCGCGGCTACCTGGTGCTGCGCGAGGCGGAGATCCTCAAGGGCAAGGGCGAGACGACGCCAATGGACGGCGAGGTGCTTGTGCCAGCCGAAAATGTGGACTTTATGCAGGTGATCTGATGGTCATTCAAAGCGTGGGGGCGTTGGCGGATCTGAATATGAGCTGGTGGCCGACGATCAGCTACGGCTCGGTGCGGATGTACGACCAGTTCAATTATGATTACGCCGCGCTCTTCCGGCTGCAGCCGAACATTCGCACGTGCGTGGAGTTTTTGGCGCGGAACATTGCGCAGCTCGGGCTGCACGTGTTCCGGCGCGTGGGCGAAACGGACCGGGTGCGGCTGCGCGATCACCCGCTGGCGATGGTGCTGGGGCGACCGATGCAGGAAGAGTTCAAGGTTACGGGTTATCGCCTGATCGAGTCGCTGATGGGCGACCTGGGCGTGTATTTCAATGCGTACTGGCTGAAGGTCAAGGTCCCGAAAGCGCCCATCGGCCTGCTGCGCATCCCACCGGACCTGGTGACGGTCAAGGGCAGGCTCTTCCCGACCGGATACGAGATCAGCTTCAACGGCAGCCCGAAGCAGATCTCGCCCGGCGAGATCGTCCATTTCCGTGGATATAATCCCGAGGACCCGATCAATGGGCTTTCGCCATTGGAGACGTTGCGGCGCATCCTGGCCGAGGAGCACGCGGCGGGCGATTACCGGGAGCATTTCTGGCAGAATGCGGCGCGCCAGGCGGGCATCATCGAGCGGCCGGCGGCTGCGCCCGATTGGGGCGAGACGGCGCGGGCGCGGTTCAAATCAGAGTTCGAGGCGCTGTATGCGGGCGGGGATAACTCTGGCAAGACTGCGATCCTCGAGGAGGGGATGACGTGGAAGGCGGGCACGTTCAACGCCCAAGAATCAGAATACCTGGCCGGTAGGAAACTGACGCGGGAAGAGTGCGCGAGGGCGTACCACATCCCGTTGCCGATGGTGGGCATCCTGGATAACGCGACTTTTTCCAACATCCAGGAGCAGCACCGGAACCTGTACCAGGACTCGCTTGGGCCGTGGCTGGCAATGATCGAGCAGGACATTATGCTGCAACTGCTGCCCGAGTTCGCCGACCGTGAGGGCGTGTATTGCGAGTTCAACATCGCGGAGAAGTTGCAGGGGTCATTCAAGGAGCAAACTGAATCTTTGCAGAGCGCGGTCGGGCGGCCCTGGATGACAGCGGACGAAGCTCGGGCGCGGGTGAACCTGCCCTCGATGGGCGGGGATGCGGAGGAGCTGGTGACGCCGTTGAATGTGCTGGTGGGCGGGCAGGCGTCGCCGCGCGATTCTCGTAGCGCGCCACCCAAGTCGCAAATCGCAGGTCGCAGGTCGCAGGTCGCAGAGGCTCAAAAAGTCGCAGAGCACAAGGCGGTGGGGGAGGTGGACCCGACGCAGCCGGAGCTGAGGGCGCAGTGGCGGAAGCGCTGGGCGCGGCAGATGGTGAGCGTGTTCGGGCGGCAGCGCGATGTGGTGTTGAAGTTGGCCGGGAAGGGCTGGGGGGAGGGCGGTTCACGAACCGCCCGTACGACGAGCGGCCCGGCGAAGGCGCTGCCGGACCTGGTGGTGCTGTGGGACAGCGCGCGCTGGAACGCAGAGCTGACGGGCGACGTGCGGAAGATGAGCGCGGCGACGACGATGGATTTTGCGCGGTATGTGTCGGAGCAGCTCGGGGCGGAACTGGACGAGAGCGAGATGGAGGCGTGGATCGCAGAGAACAGCCGGATCGCGGCGGAGCACATCAACGACGTGACGCGCTCGCAGATCGAGGAGGCGCTGAGGGTCGAGGATCCGCTGGATGCGCTGAAAGGCGTGTTCGAGCTGGCGCTGAGCGTGCGGGCGGCGGAGATCGCGCTGAGCCGGACGACGTCGCTGGCGAATTGGGGGACGATGAACGCGGCGCGGCAGGGCGGGCTGCGAACGAAGTCGTGGCACGTGAACTCGAGCAACCCGCGGCCGGCGCACGCACGGATGAGCGGTGCGACGGTCGGAATCAAGGAATTATTTTCTAACGGCATGATGTGGCCGGGCGATCCGGTCGGCGGGGCGGATAACAATTCGAATTGTTCGTGCTCGGTGACTTTCGGGAGAGGCGAATGATCCACAACGCGATTTGTTTTTGCGCTTGTCATAGATATCCAGGTGTCTATTTCTGCGAGCCATGCAAGGTTTGCGGTCACTACCATAGTCACGGCTACATGATTGGCAGTGTGAATGAGGGATGGACTCGGATGGCCTGCAACGTGATTGATCTCACCACCTCGCCCGCCGACCAGATCCGTTATGAGATTGGCAGAATATACACAATTGGAATCGGGACGCACCGGATTGAGGCGGTCTGTGTACACAGTGATGGTCGAGGCGCCTTTCGCTTTGAGGAAATTTCAGACCAGCCACGCCCGAATGACGATCAAGGGTGAGTATGTCCATGGACATGAGGGGGGAGCATGAAGACTAAAACGTTTCGAGCGCCGATGCAGATCAAGGCGGACGGAGCGCCGGGCGAGTTCCGGGCGGTGTTCTCGACGTTCAACGCGATTGACCTGGATGGGGATGTGACGCGGCCCGGAGCATTCGAGGATGGCGCGGCGGTGCGTATTTCTTACTGGGGTCACCGGTGGCAGGACTTGCCGGTAGGGCGCGGCGTCATCCACCAGGATGACAAAAAGGCGTGGGTGGACGGGCTATTCTTCATGGACACCACGGCGGGCAAGGAAACCTACCAGACGGTCAAGAACCTCGGAGATCTGCAAGAGTGGAGTTATGGCTACGACGTCGAGGAATGGTCGAAGGGCGAATTCGAGGGCCAGGAGGTGCGGTTCCTGATCCAATTGAAAGTGCCGGAGGTTTCGCCGGTGATGCTGGGAGCGGGGATTGATACGCGGACGGAGAGCATCAAGGGGTTGAAGCCTTATCCGCACGAGCACGCTTGCCGGTTGCGCGAGCCGGGGGAGTTTCAGGCTGACTCGTTTCGCCGAACGCAGCGCAAACACGAGGGCAAGGCGTATTCGGTGATCATGGGCAAATTGAAGGACGAAGACGCCATGACAGAGCAAGCCTACCGCTATGCGGACGATGTGTGGACCGCGGCGGAGGCTCGCGCACATTGTAAAACGCACGAGGGCCGCTTTGAGGCGGCCACAGGCAAATCGGCTGACGATCACGGCCAGGATCATGGCACCGGGGACGGTGCGAGTGACACGCCCAGGAATCCGACGCCGAGCGTAATCGCAGCACAAATCGAAATAGAAATTTTGGAGGTGTAAGATGACCAAGAAAGAGATGATGCAGAAGGCGCTGCTGGACGCGCGCGCCATCTGCGACCTGGCCGAGAAAGAGAAACGGGACTTTACCGGCGAGGAACGGACGAAGGTCGAGCAACTGCTGACGGAGGCCAAGCGGCTGAAGGACGAGATCAAGGCGGCCGAGGGCGATGCGGCGCTGCGGGCGGCTATCCTGGAGCTCGGCGCGGGCATTGATCTGAACGATAAGCCGAAGACGGAGCCGCCAGGCGCGCGGGCCGGCAAGGGGCAAACGGTTGGCGACCGGTTCGTCAATTCGCCCGAGTACCAGAAATGGTTCAAGGCCGTGGCGATGAACGGCAAGTTCCCGGATAACCTCAAAGGGTTCAACTCGCCGGCTGTTCAATATAGCGGCATCCGGGACCTGATGGGGTTGGAGCGCAAGGAACTGATCTCCGGCTCGGATGTGACCTCGGCGGGCGCGTTCGTGCAAACCGATTACACGGGGATCTATGAGCCGCTGGGACGGTTCCCGCTCAACATCCTCGGGCTGATCCCGCGGGGAACGACCGGCAGCGACCTGGTCGAGTTCGTGAGGCAGACGCGCCAGGTGACCGAGGCCGCGCCCACGCCGGAGGCCAACGTGAAGTATGTTACGGGTGCCACGGGAGAGATTTCCGGCACCAAGCCGCAGGGGCGCATGAATTTCGAGGTGGTGCACGCGGCGGTCAAGACCATCGCCGTGTACGTGGGCGCTACGCGGCGCGCGCTCAGCGACGCCGGGCAGATCCGCGCGCTGATTGACCAGGACCTGCGGGACGATCTGCAGGAGGAACTGGAGAACCAGGTCACGAGCGGGAACGGCGTGG